ATCCAGTACAAGCCCGGCATGATGACCGTATTTCCGGCCGTCGAGCCTCTGCGTGCAGAGGAAACCGGTGACGGCATGGATCTGCCGATCTACAACATCAACATTGGTGGTGCGCAGTCCTTCGGCGTGACCGTCAAGCGTCACGGCCTTCGCCTGAAGATCGCCAAGCGGTTCGTCGAGGAATCGGCCTATCCCTGGATCAACTTCTGGCTGCGTCTGGCCGGCAATGCTCTCGCGCGTCACAAGGAAGAGTACATCTTCGACTTCATCACGAAGCTCGGCACGCTGGTCTTCGACAACGACCCGACCTCCCGCCTGTCCAGCTCCCCGCTGCAGCCGATCAAGGGCGTCACGACCGGCCGTAACTACAAGGGCGTGCTGAACGGCTCCATGACAGTGGACGACGTGTTCGATATGTACGCGGCTGTGCTGCTCAACGGCTTCGTGCCCGACACGCTCCTGGTCCACCCGATGGCGTGGCTGATGTGGGTCAAGGATCCTGTCCTCCGTGAGTTTGCCATCCAGGCAGGCGGCGGCAGCTTCTTCGCCAACTTCACCGGCAACCCCGCGGTGCTTGGCAACAAGTTCTACAACAACGGCGGACTCGGCATCGGCCAAGGCCAGACCGGGCAGTACACCAACGGTCACCTCACCGGCGGCGAAGTGTCGCAGGCGACTTCTGGCAACTACCAGAACATGACGTCGGCCCCGATCCTGCCGAACTACCTCGGCATTCCTTTCCGGATCCTGGTCAGCCCGTTCGTGAACTTCGATCCCGAGCAGCGCACGACCGACATCATGATGTTCAACAGCCGCAACCTCGGCGCCCTGATCGTGGCTGAAGAGCCTCATGTCAAGAGCTGGGAAGACGGCCAGTACAACATCCAGAACATGTCGATCGAAGAGACCTACGGCTTCGGCATCCTCAACGAGGGTCAGGCCATCGCGGTCGCCCGCAACGTGAAGATCCGCCCGAACGAGTTCGTGATGCCCGCCCGCACCGTGTACAACCTGTCGGATTCGGACAGCACCTACACCGATCTGGGCACGGCGCCGATCTTCGATCCGGCCAACCCGCTCAACGTCAACGCCTAACCAACAGTCAGTTCTGTGCAACCGGGCGGCGGGCAACCGCCGCCCTTCGTGTAGTGACCTGCAACCGTTTCTCAGCGAGGCCCGATGTATACGAAATTCAATCGGCCTAGACACAAACACCCACCCTATGTAACCAAGGAGGTTTTCATGGCAGCAATCGACGATCTTAACACAGCGGTCGCGGCGCTTCAGGCCGAGGATGTGCTGGTGCTGGCCGGACTTGCCAGTCTTCAAGCACAGGTCACCACGCTCAACACAACCATTGCCAACTCGCCGAACGTGGACCCCGCGATTGAGACCGCCGCGCAGGCGGTGCAGGCCGAGGTGACCAAGTTCCAGGCCGCACTTGCACCCGCAGCTCCCGCCGTTCCCGCGGCCAGCTAACCAAATCATGTCCAGGCGGAGGCCTTTAACTTCCGCCTGGACAACCCTGAGTCTTTGGTAGATCTCCGCCTTTATCGACACTCGAAAGTGGAGATCCTATGTCCAGTCTGATCGTGATGCCCGGCAGCGAAGAGTTCAAGAAAACGCTGGCCTCGATAGCAAAGGCGCCGAGCCGCCGGAAGCTTGTACAACCTGTCGACCTCGTAGGTCACACCTTGATGCTGAACACCGCCCTGGTCAAGACCTTCCAGTGTGGCGGCTTCGTCCTGGGCCCGAACCGGCCCATCGGCATTGTGGACGAACAGTCTCAGCAGATTCCGATCCGCAAGGCATTGGAAGAGAAGAAGCTGATTGACGTCACCGGCAAGGACATGGCCACCAAAGGATTCAAGGGAACCGGCGGCCAGACCTCGGCAATTACCGAAGAAGACACCGGCAAGAAGGTATTCGTCGGCCGCGATCGCCGCGGCAACCTCTACATCGCAACTCCCAGATCCAAGACTGAAGCCAAGCGATTCGAGCGCGAGATCCGGACGACTGGCACGCTCAAGAGCGTTGACTTCGAGACCGAGATGACAGGTCTCTGCGCCATTACCGAAGAGGTAATTGAGTCCAGCGAACAGCCTGTCAAGAAGCCCGCGAAGAAGTCTGCGAAGAAGGCCAAGAAGAATGTCCGCACCCGTCGTACTTCAGGCAACGCCGTCCGATCAAGAAACTGATGTGGTTCTTGGCCAGGCGATCATCGTCGCTTTCGACCAGGCGCTCGACACCTCGACGCTGAACGATAGCACGTTCTCGTTGACGTTCCCCGCTCCAACTCAAGTTCTCACATCGGGCCAGCTCGTTGCTGGCGAGGCCGCCCCTTCAACATTCAATGTTGAAGGGGTCTGGTCGTTTGCAGACGACACCACGGGCCGCACGATTGCGACCTTCACACCCACCAGACACTTCCAGGAGAACACGCTCTACACGGCGATGCTGCTGGGCGCTGATGCGTCCCTTTCGACCGAAGACGTGATGAACCCCGCCGGCGAATCGATGAATGTCAGCTACCAGTGGACATTCACCACCGGCATTTTGAACCTGCTGACACCTCCACCTGTTTCTCCTCTTCTGGATGCATTTCCAGCCCTTCAGCTCGATCAGATCAAGGTCATTCCAAGACGGCGGATTGGCCAGGATTTGAGTCAGTCGTTCGACATTCTGTTTCCAGATGACATCGATCCGACCTCATTTTCGGTCGAGGACCTTTACATGAGCATCGAGCCTCTCCTCGGGGATCCTACTGTATCTGTGCCGCAAGCTCTGCAGTATGCAGCCGTCATCACCGGCAACAAAATCCAGATCACGGTCACAGGTTGGCCGTCAAGTTAGGAAATGACATGTCACAACTTACACCGCACTTCGCAGACACTGAACCCGGACTGACTGTCCTGGCAGGCGCTGACTCGCACGTCATCGAGAATGTGACCTTCCTTTGCGAGAAGGTTCTCGAACCCATTCACGACAAATTCGGAACTGTCCGCGTTCATGACAGCTACCGCGACCCTGGCCACAATGCGCAGGTTGGCGGCAAGACAGCTTCCTTCCACCTTTGCATCGGCGGCCACGCCGCCGTCGATGTCGATGCGCCCGCAGTCTCCATGCAAGTTCTGTTCGACTGGCTGCGTCTCGAAAGCAAGCTTCCCTTCGACAAGGTCATCTTCGAGAAGAACAAGGCTGAAGTTCCAGCCTGCGTTCACATTCAGATCGACCGCCTCAATCCACCCAGGCGCCAGGCATTCATCGGCCACACCGGTGCCGCAACCGTGTACACCCCAGTGGAAGTCAAGTAGGAGACCTTCATGGCATACAGGATCGATCTGACAACCCGGAACGCTTCCATTGCGATCGTTCTCGGTTTGGACGTTCTCTTCTTCGCCGCCGCGATCGGGGCTTCCGTTCAACCTGCATTTGCAGACTTGAGCACGAAGCTCTGGGGTCTGTTTGCAGGCACCAACGGCGCGCTGATGCTCGCTCTGAACGCGAGCGGCAACACCCCAACACCCCCATCCCCAGCAGTGGCAGGCGCGTAATGAGACGCTTTCATCCTCGCTTTCAAGAACGAGCACTGAGATCCCGCCGGAAGTTCAAGCTTCCGGCGTGGTTCATGCCTTTTGTGAAGGTTGCCGTCTTCGCGGTTCCGTTTGCGTTCCTTTGTGTTTGTCTCGGTTTGGCCGGCCTCGAAGCTCGCAAGGCAACCATTGGCCTGGAAGCCACTGATGAGGCGGCCAAGAACTTCATCGTTGACACCCAACAGCAGGTACATGTTGTGGGCAACAACACTAACCACCTCATTGTTGAGGCAGGTCTCACCGCGAAGGAAGCGCGCCTGGCCGCTACTTCCCAGCGCCAGTTCTGGGATAACGAAGTTCCTGTCCTGGCGGCCCGCGCGAACGGAACCTTTGACCGCACCGACGCGCTGCTTGCCTCCTTCCGCAAGACATCAGACGGTCTCGACGCCGATCTGACCACCATTACGAACGACATTACTGACACGACGACCACGCTCAAACCAGCCTTGGTCGCCACCGCCGCCGCCGCCACATCCGCATCGAACATGGCCCAGCAGGCCAGCAAGGATCTGGCCGATCCCAACATTCCGGCAACTCTGAAGAACATCAATGACGGTACTCATCAAATTGCTCTCACAGCTGGTTCCGTTGCTCACACTGCTGACAATCTGGATCGCAAGGTCGACAAGATGCTTCACCCAGGATTCTGGGGAGCCGTCAAGGCCTACACCGTGTTCGGGGCCCAGCTCGCCACCGACGCAATCGAGATGCACTACTACCTGTCCTCAGTCGCCCCAGGTGCAACCGTCCAGGCCGTCAAAGCAGCTGTCACGCACATCGCCAAACCCCTCACTCACCGGCCAGCAGCCAAGTAGCTTTGGTAGTTCGGACCAACGCGCCACACTCACGATAGGAGATACACCCGTTATGAGCATTTCATTCAAGTCCCTCGGACACGCCTTCGCCACCGCATTCAAATGGGTGGCCAACAATGTGCCGGCCGACATTGCCAAGATCGAAGCCACCAAGACCGTTGTGGATGAGGTTCTTCCCGAAGTCCCGACATATGGTGGGGTTGCAACCTCTCTGGCCGATCTCGGCTATGCCGCGTTGGGCGAGATTGCTTCGGTCATCACCACAGGCACTGCTGCCCAGAAGCAGTCGCTCTCGGACGCAGGTCTGGACAACAGTGTGATCACCGCCATTGAAGCAGCCGTGAAGGGCTTCGGATCGATCGGCGGCTTCATCGCATCCCTCGTGTCCAAGAAGTAACGACCGGCCTAACAGTTAGGTGGATCGCGTGCAGTGATCTTCAACAAGCAGGATGGCGGCTAATCCCGCCCTCTTGTTTCATGTCCAGCCGGAGCCTTCATGATCTATCCAGGTGATACGCACCAAATCGTCTTCTCCCTTTCGCACGCAAATGGCACCACTCCTTCTGTGACCACGGCGCCCCTCGTCACGGTAATCAACCTGACGACAGGTGCGGCTGTTGTGACCGCTGCGGCGATGACTCTGGTTGCCGGAACCTGCCTGGTCTACTCCTATGCGTGGAATACGGCTGGCATGCTGAATGGCGACTATCTGGCGGTCATTTCCTACGCCGCCGACGGCAACACCGTCAATGGGCAGTACCTCGATCAGATCCGGCTGGGAGACACCAACATCCCCGGGCCGGTGGCACTCAACGCTACTGTGGCGCTCAATGCCACCGTGGCCAAGGACGCGACCGTAGCTCATCTCACGGATCTGGCGACGATCAATCCCAACACGTCGTCTGTCATTTTGGCCATCCAGGCCAAGACGGCCAACTTGCCGGCTATTCCCGCCGCCCAGTCCGATGTCACCGCGCTGGTCCAATTTCTCACCGACATTCACGACACCGTTTTGGGCACCTGGATTGTCGACAAGACCCAGAATCCGAAGGTCCTGTCGTTTCTGCGGCTTGACGGAAGCAATCTCGCCACCTTCACGGTGACCGAGGACGACAATTCCGCGGCGCGCACGGTCAGCGCATAAAGAAGCCATCTTCCTATACTAGACACGACTGAGGGAGCGGTGTGCTCCCTCCATCCTCCCTCTAGGACGTCCACCCATGGCCCTTTCTCAAACAGCTGAAACCGAGCTTTTGACCAAAGTTCGAGAGATTCACGCAGTCTTCATTGGTATCGAAGGCCAGCCCGGCAGGTTTCAGGACCTGACAGCAACAGTACATGCACAAGGCAAGCGGCTTCGCGTGACCGAACGGTTTCAGTGGGTCTTGACCGGAGGCGGAATCGTACTGGGCTTCATCGCCTATCACTTCGAACACCTTCTGAATGCGGTGCTGGAGATCAAGAAACTGATCCCCGCAGTTCCCGCAGGTCAGGTCACGACCGGGTTCCTGCGTATTCCGGAATTCTGGAGACTGTAATGAGCAGTGTTGGTAGCCCGCTTTCCTATACCGTTCCTGTCAGCCAGGACTACGGCGCAAGCGGGGCGCTCAGACCCTCCTATCCCAACCTTCCCAGCTTCGTCCTCTACGCATTCCTCAGCTCAGACTGGTGTGTTGGCAACACCGACCCGGCCTATGCTCGAGGAGCCTACCAGTTGGATTCGACCGGAAACTGGCTTCTCAACCTGTTGCCGAATACCTACAATCTCGTGCTCATGAACGGGACCGGAACTGTGATTGTCTTCCAGTTCAACCTGGTGATCACGCTGCCTGCGAGTTCCTAATCATGCAGAATCTGATCTTCCACATCTCGTTGCCCAAGGGCATCAAGCTGATGAATGGCGCGACCTTGATGAAGGACGTGACCTTCGACTTCATCAGCCAGATCACCCCGTACTACTCGACCATCGATATGGTCCGCCTGGCCGCCGGCCCGACCCTCAAGAAGCTCTCCGACATCACCATCGCCTGTCAGATCTACCGGTCCAGCAATGAGGCGGATCTGATCACGGCAGCCCGTGTTCCTCTTTCAGGTCTGCAGCACACTCGCTTGATTGGCAGCCGGCTGCAATACGTGACAGCATTGGCTTCCCGCGATCTGATGCTGAACGTAGTCTCGCTGCTGGGCCCCGGCGCTCATGTGCTGGCAAACTTCTCCGTCGATCGCAAGGCGGACAATAAGCAGCGTCTGGCTGAGTTTGAGGAGTCACTCAAACTCTACGAGGTGGTTCTCCGCAGCGGCGGCCGGGTGATGCCCGGCGGCCGGCCAGACTTCCACTTCGCTGCCAAAGGTGTTCTGGACTGGGCGGAGCGCACACCGGCGCGCACCTGGTTCGCCAACGGCATGGGAGCCAATGCCAGTTCGATGGACCCCGGATCTCCGACCGGCGGCCGCGGCAAGCCCATCAAGTTCTTTGCATCCCCGACGTGCTCCCCGCCAATGTCCTCCATGCGCATCGGCGTCTACCAGCCGGGCTTCCCCGTCTCCCAGTTCTATCCGTACGCGATGGGACAGTAAGAGGACTGGAGTTGAACTGTGGACTTCTACCGGGACATTTCGCCAAACATCGATCTGCGCGATGAGCTTCACACTGTTCTCCACGGCAGCGAAGAGTTGGCTGGCCAGGGGCGCACCGTCATTCTGCGCCGGCTGAGCAACACGACGTGCCCAGGTTGCTGGGATCCAAAGACAGGGGGCAGCACCCGGCCGAACTGCCTGTACTGCCAGGGCGAGGGCTATCAGTTCATCGAGACGCGAGAACTGATGGCGCTCTTCCGCGGCGTGGCCCCGGTGTACAAACCGGGTGTTCTGGCCACCGGTGAGTATCCCCAGAACAGCATGGGCTACACCGACATGAACCGGTGCACCGCCTATGTTGAAGTCTTTCGGGACGATGGCAGCCAGGTCTATCCGGACTACGAGCGGTACACGATCCAAACGGCCAAGGCATACGACAAGCTCTATGAGGTGAAGGTCGATCCGGAGGGCGAGCCAATCATCGATTCCAGCGGCCGTTTCACCCGAACAGCCAAATGGAAGGTCCTTTCGGTAGTGCCGACACACGGCGACAACGGGCGTGTCGAGTTTTGGGAGCTTGGATTGGAAAAAGAAAACGTTTAGAATCAACGTGATATGGTATAATAAAGCGATGGCAAGACCAAAGGGAATACCGATGAGTGAGGAAGCCAAAGACCTCATTCGCCAGTTTCAGAAGGGTCGAACACGTTCTCCTGAAACAAGAGCAAGGATGTCTGTTGCAGCAAAGCTGCGCTCAGAAGAACATTATGCCAACTCCCGTTCGCCAGAAGCTCGTGCAAAAGCCAGCGCAAAGATGAAAGGTCGCAAACCCTGGCACTCACTTCGGCCTACAACGGAAGCTTTTCGCGAATCTCGGCGCCTCATCAACCTTGGTCGACCCAAATCTATCGAAACTCGTCTCAAAATGGCAGAGGCCAGGCGTGGTGAGAAGTCCCATCTTTGGAAGGGTGGACTTTCGAAAGAACACTATCGCGAACGCCAAAACGCCATGCAGACTGTGGAATACAGACTGTGGAAGGAATCCGTCTTCAATCAAGCTGGCAACATCTGTGCGTTGGAAGATGAGACGTGTTCTGGACCTCTTCAGGCCCATCACATTCAATCTTGGACCGAGTTTCCAGAGCTGCGATACGAGCTCTCCAATGGTCAGTGCTTGTGCAAAGATCACCATCAAAGGACCGACAACTTCGCAGGCCGAGCCCTCGCTCTAACTAAGGCCGCGTAGCCAATCACCAGTCTGGACGTGTCTTCCTATACTAGACAGGATTGCCGGGGCTTTTCCCGCGAGGAGCGTGCATGTCTGCAATCACCAGGCCCTCCTCGATCATGCCTCCGCTGCGTTCGAGTAAGCCCGCGGCAGACATCAACGGCTTTTTCCAGATTGTCGGGCAGGCTCTCGCAGAGTTCATCAAGACGGAAGGTGCTCCCGAGGGAACAGTCCCTGTTTACGTCGAGACCTTCCCGAAGGAACGGCTTTCAGAGCCGGACACAGCATTCGACGTCATTCTCTTCCATGTAGTCAGCGGTGAGATGGCGCCTACCAGCAATGACGGCGCTACTGTTCCCCGTTCGCCGATGCTTCGGAACGTCGCAAGAATCCCGAGCCAGGCAGGGTACAACCTGGCGCAGTACGGCTGGTGGGAGAACTACACCGTCGAGTTTGAGGTTTGGTCGAAGAGCAACTCTGTGGCCAATTCCCTGGCCGTATGGTTTCATCGCTTTCTGATTCGGTATGCCTATTACTACAAGTTCTTCGAGGCATTCGGAGTCCAGCAATTCAAGTTCGCAGGGCGCCAGGAAGATAAGTCCGACGAGAAAGAGAATCAAGAGCTCCAAATCCGTCGCCTTCGGTACTCGTTCCGCCTGGAGTTCCTTGACACCTTCACGGAGCGGCAGCTTACCGACCTGACTCTGAACTTCACGATCAAGCGAGACGTTCAAACCGTTGAACTCGATCTCGCTCAACAACACCAAGCGGAACTCCAACCTTTCCGACCTGTTGTGTCCAACCCTGTGTAATGTGCCAACTAACCGTTAGTTTGTTGACCCGAGATCTACGAGGAGAAACAGAATGGCCTTCAATAACCTGCCTGGGATTATCGTCAACACGGTTGACGGAGGTCTCGTCTCTGCCGCTCCGCCGCAGGACCACTCTATCCTGATTATCGGCACATGCGACCAAGGCGTGATCAATCAGCCTTACCAGGTCACCAACCGCGCGACGGCGGCTCTCCAATTCGGTCTGAACGGAAACCTGATCCGTTCGATGGAAGAGTGTGCTGCGAACTCCGACAACGTCATTCTGTTCCGTATGGGCGCTCAGCCTCAAGTCCTGGCGGGCATCGGTGTGGAGACTGGTACCGGTGCGACTGCTGGCTTTTCACTGAGCTTTGGGCAGGCCACCGCGACATCTGCCACCGATTACAAGATCTGGTACAAGTCTGGCGTTGTGGCCGTGTACTACCAGGGCGATCTGGAGTATTCGAACGATCCTCTCCAGACCACGGACAACGGTGACATCACCATTGCCGGCACCATCTCCGGCAACACCGGCCTTCAACTCGGCACGGGCGCCAGCGCCACCTTCGCAAATGCGATCACGGTGCAGGCTGCAGCTGCGTTGGTCGGTGCAACTTCGACTCCTCCTCCGACCCTGACCGCGGCCATCACCGGCATCGGCTTGACGGGCCGTCAGACCTACCTTGCCTTTCTGGACGCAATCAACCTTCTGCAAGGGTTCCAGGTTGAGGAAGTTGTGGTTCCCGCCGCGACGTTCGATGCACCGAATGTGGCCTTCTATTCGGCTGGCAACACAGCGACAGCCACCAACAACCCGGCAACCAACCCCAACGCGCTCGATTGGCTTTTGATCGCGCGCGATGCCTACGGCGACCAGACCTATCAGTGGGCTTCGGAAGCCAATGCCTGGGCCTACGGTGCCCAAGTTACCACCTTCCCCGCCGGACTTACCGCTCAGACTGTGGCCGGCACTTCGATTCCGATCACGGCCGGCGCAGTTACGGCGATGCCCGGGACGGTTTCGACCGCTTCCGCGCGCCAGGCGCTCGGCTTTGCCGAAGTCAACTGGGGCCATGCAATCGCCAGCTTCTGCGCATCGATCAGTACGCTGGACAAGACCTGCATCGGTTTCATCGGCACGTCCGTCCCCGCTACCTACAAGCTGGTGGATGTTCGTCGGTGGGTCGGCTTCCTGCCCCTTTACAACGCCAATGACGACGTGCAAAATCCCGGTGCCGGCCTGCTCGGTATCCCCTACACCGTCGGGACCAACGCCAGCGGCTTGAACGCACTTTGCTTTGACTTCAGCTCTGGCTATCGCCAACCTGGCTTCTTCCAGACCGAGAACGGACAGTATGACGGCACCGTCATGCAGGACATCAACCAGAACAACATCGACATCGGTGCGTACCTGCACGTTGTGGCCGATCAGGCCATCATGTCGAATGGATATGCCACCAACTATGTGAGCAATCTGGCCAACTATGTCGCCGGCTTCTGCTCGGCTCTCGATGAGAAGACCGCGCTGACCAACCAGAAGGTGCCGCTCAAGCAGCTGCCGGGTCTGATCTACACACCCGGACAGCTCGACTCCCTGACCCAGGCGAACATCAACGTGCTCCGCACCAAGGGTTCCTACAGCAACCCCGCGCTGCTGCACGACTTCACCTGCGCCACGGACATCAGCGATTACACCGAGCTGCTTCGTGTTCGCATCAAGGGCCTGGTGATTGCGACCATGCTTGCGATCGGCGATCCGTTTGTCGGAGCCAGCTCGCTCGACGGCCTCCAGCTCGTGTCGCTCAAGACCGCTCTGGACAACGGCCTGGTGGCCCTGCAGCAACGTGGTTACATCTCGAATCCGCAGGTGACCATTACCACGACCGCTGCCGAGTCTTTGATTGGGCATGCCAACCTGTTCCTCACCTTCCATCCGGCTGATGAGCTCGTTCAGCTCAGCGCCTACGTCGGCCTGAGTTCGTAAGCCAACCTCACCTACCGTGGCTAACCTGCCGCGGTCTGGCTCCGCTGGGGATCGCCCTGGTTTCCGCGGAGCTGCAATTCACGATCTTACGTGAGCTTCATCCTCCCAAGGAGTAAACATGTCTTCTCTTCCCGGCGGCGTCCTTGCAAGCGAGATCAGCCGCTCCTACAACTCGTTTGCTGGTGCTGACATTACTGCTGTGATTGGTCAGTTCCAGTTTGCAGAGCTCCAGGCTATCTCCTACTCCGTGACTCGTGAAAAGGCACCGATCTACACGATGGGTTCTTGTGATCCTCGTGCATACTCGCGCAACAAGCGCGGCATCGCCGGCTCGCTCGTCTGGATCAACTTCGATCGCCATGCGCTGCTCAACCTCTTCCAAATGGCTCTCGGCACCTTCGTGGCCGATGCCGATGAGATCCGGCCCCAGTTCTCGAATGTGGCCAACGGGACAGCTGTCTTCCAGTCCTCGGTCGTTCGGGACACGGGTCCCTCGATCTCTTCGACCATCAGTCAGCTCGATCAGATGACCATGACCAGCAGCGCCTCCAACAGCGAACTGGCGACGCCTTGGTATTCCGACCAGATCCTGCCCTTCGACGTGACGCTGAGCGGCGCCAATGAGTACGGCGCGATGTGCGCGGCCAAGATCTTCGGCGTTGAGATCCTCAACGAGGGAATGGGCATCTCCATCGACGATGCCGTGACCGAGATGCAGGCGACTTTCGTTGCCCGCGTGGTCGAGCCCATGTCGGCCGTTCCGAGTCCGTTCCAGTCTGCGAGTGGCATCGGCGGGACATCCTTCACTCTGTAATCGCTTTCCCTTTCGCTCTCTGGGCAGCTTCTGGCTTTGGCTCTTTGTTCTTCTCCGCCATGCTAGAAGCTGCCCTTTTGTTCAGATATGAGCATCCCTCCCATCAGTTACGTCTCCTCCGACCAAAGCATGGTAACCAGCGGTGTCGAGTCCTTCTCGTCACAGGCCACTCCCATTGTGTCTGGAGGTCTCCAGACCGACGCCAGCCCGGCACCTGCGCTGCCGAATGCCTCGGAAACATCGACCAGCTATACCGATTCCACCCTGCCAGGAATGGTTCTGGGCAGCGACGGCAACTATTATCCGGCATCGAGTGTCTCTGCCGGTGGCGGGATCACGGGTCCTCCCGTTTCCGCCTTCAACCCGATCAGCTCTGCTCTCAAATCCTCGTCAGTGCCAGCGAACAATCCCGCGCAACAGCACAACCTGAATCCAGGCAACGGACTGTATCACGAGGCATCCTACACGGGATCGAACCTGAAGGTGATGATCGAGGTGGCCAATGACGGCACCAACACGACCAATCCTACTGGCCTGTCGACAACCACCAACTCCAACAGCGTCTCCCAGCAGGCGACTTCCAAGCCTGCGCGCCAGGCAAAGCAGCTTGTGGAGCTGACCACCATTACGGTATCCGTCCATCGTGTGAAGTCTCCCGCGGTGGCCTGTGGATACATCAACCCCAAAGGCTGGGCGCGCGGCCGGCGCACAATCGCCGGCACTTTGGTGATGACCAAGTTCACTACGGACGTCCTTTACGCCTTCCTCATTTCCGGCGCGTTCACATACGACCTCTCCAAAGACACAACCTACATGAAGGTGGATCAGCTTCCTCCCTTCAATCTCACTCTTCTGTTCGCCGATGAGTATGGGAACACCAGCTCTCAGCGGTTGCTGGGTGTCGAGCTTGTGACGTCGGGTGACGTCTACTCCATCCAGGACATGTTGAGCGAACAGACAATCTCCTACGTTGCCGCGGACTTCACGCCCTTGATGCCTCTCAACAAGAGCAGCCTTTACGGAGCCGCCGCCGGGAGTACCGTGACGGCGCCGCAGAGAACCGTGGGCACGGTCCTGAACCAACAGGCAGCTCAGTAAGAAATCGACGTGACGATTATCGCCGGCAGTCCGATGGCACCAACGGCAAGTTCCAACGCCGTTCAGCAGCCCCCAGCTCCGGGATCAGCCACTCCGGCTGCCGCGAATGCCCAGAACACTCCCGGCGGTATCGTCATCCCCTCGCTTGCTCCCAGCTACGAGTGGATCTATCCCAACTCGACGGATGGCAAGTATTTCACCGCCACACAGGCCCAGATGTACATCGGCAACCTGTTCATCGACGAACTGGTGAACCTGCAGTTTGCCTATCAGGGCAACCGAATTCCCATGTTTGGGTATTGTTCACGAAGCGCGGATGCGTTTGGGACCGGCAGGCTTTTGGTACAAGGGCAGATTGCGATTAACTTCGTGACTGAGGGCTACCTGTACACGGTCCTCAAAGAGTTCTCGAAGATATACACCCAGCCGGTTCAGGCATCAGCAACAGGACAGGCGGGCGCGCAGATCGCTTCTCTGGTGCAGCAGAGTCAGCAGATCACCAACGCCATGCAAGGCGCCTTGTCGCCGTCTGCCGTCGCAAGCTACCAGGCGCAGCTGAACATCATCAGCCAGCAGATCCAGTCTCTGGCCGCCCAGGGCGGCCCGGACGCGATCAACGCCGCCAAGCAATCCGCCACTGTTCAGAGCGACACTCCAAACGCGATCGTGCTGAACATACCGTTCGACATTCACTGCGAACTGACAGGCGCGGGCCGCACGGTGGAGAGGATTCTCCGCAACTGCCTGCTGATCTCGAACGAGCAGGTTTACGACCAATCCGGCCAGACACTGTTGGACTGCTATGGCTTCGTTGCCCGCTCTGCCAACTAACCGACCAACCTTTAGGAGCATCGACTCATGTCCGATCAGATCAAAGAACAACCCCAAATCACCCCTTTCGAGTTCCTCCAGACGTTCCCGGAGGCTCCGAGCCTGGAGCAGATCGAACAGTGGAAGCAGCAGGCGCCAGGCGCGCGCCTCCGTATCTGGCACTCGACGGATGGAAAGCGCGTTTATGTGCTGCGGGCCATCGGCGGCCAGGAACTGGGGCAGCTGCAGGCGAGCCTTCCTCCGAACATCCCGCCAGAGAAGGTGCAAGCCGAGGTCCAGATCCTCATGGCGATCCGCTGTTGCGTGTGGACCAGCTCGACCATCGATCACAAGCTGTCCGATCTCGCACTGAAGGGGGCGGGCGCCGGCCTTCCCCAGACGCTGCAAGAGATCATCTATCAGCTCTCTGACTACATGGACCCGATGGACATCAACCGCTTCAGCGCCGATCTGTAAGGAGCGCCATGCAGGTATTCTTTGCCCGTTGGCCGAGCGGCCGTAAAGTGAAGTGGCGTTCACTCACCTGGGCAGAGTTCAAGAAGTTTGATCGACAACTCGATTATGACTGCCCGGCTTCCGTCTATTGCGACGTATACCGGGCAGTTGTGCTTGATGGCCCTGCTCTGGATGGCGATCCTGTTTACCAGGCGCCGGCCGGACTCGTCGAATGGATTGCCCGAGCATTGCTGGACTCGAATCCGTTCAACGGAGAATACAAGGACGTCAAGCGCGCGCTCGAAATGAAGCGCATCGAACTGAAGTCAAGCTGGTTGAACTCCGCCAAGTCGATCATCGCCGGGATCTTCCGTTACACCTTCGAGGAGATCGAGCAGTGGGATGCGGAGATGTTCTTCGAGCGTCTCGCCTCCGCCGAATTCGTCTCTGGGCGCAAGCTCGAGCCGGGAGACTCGGATAAGCTGGATGCCCAGCATCCTGGGAAGAAACCTGGCCACCCTGAAGGCCCTCCGAAGCCTGCCAAGCGTGAACTGAGTCCGGCACAACAGAAGGTCGTCAATCGCGTAGTCAACTCCCGTAAGTAAGGGGATGCTGTGCCCTTGGATTCCTCCCAACCCGTGATCGAAACCACAGCCGGGCGTCCTCGTTTCGCTTCCGACAAATCCTTTCAACTGGAAAGTGAAGAGGCCTACAATCCCTGGGTCCGAGCGATCGGGGTCGGGGTTGTGGGCACGGCTTTGTATGCCACGCATCGGACGATGCTGGCGACGGTGCCGGAGTATGCCCCGACGCTTCAGAACTGGGCGCAGAAGTTCGAGAATCAGACTCCCTTCCACATTGGCCGGACCTTCGCGTTTACCGAACGGCTCTCTTCCTACACAACGCCCGAAGAGTTGAAGTTCACACGGTCGATGCTGACCAACCTCGACGGGTCGCTCAACACCGTCGGCGAGACATTCCAACGTCAGTTCAAAGCTGCAGGCGTCGATTTCGACATCCTCCAGCAGGTCACCGAAGACAACCCCTTGTTGTTCAAGGGCCGTCGGCGCGCTGGCTCTGCCTACATGAAACTGGTGGGCCGGGACTGGATCGACTTCGAGACTCGGTTCACTCCATCGGAAGGCCGTCTCGCCGGCACTGCTTCCCGCCTCGGCCAGAACCTGCACCAGCCGCCCCTCCACTGGTCCACGAATCCCAACTTCCGCGAGCGGATGTGGGAGAATTTCCAGACCTACAGATCTTCGCAGCGCATCACCAACGCGTCTCCCTGGAGAGAGGCCGCCAAGGATGCTTCTGATCCGAAGTTCCGGCCGTTCCATAGCCGGGCTCATGTCGAAGGCAATCTGGGTGAGGAAGCTGCGCAGACAGCTCGCAACGTCTGGTCGCGCTTTCAGGTTGAATCTCTCGAAGCAGTAGAGCGTCCCCAGAGACTCTTTGCCGAAGCAGGTTTCGGTCTCAAGGCAGGCACCTGGAACAAGACCTTCCATCTTCCTTTCGCCGGCGAAGGCGGCATCGTCAACCAGATGCTCACCAAGCGTGTGCTGCCGATCGCGCTGGCCGCGACCGCCGCAGGCTGGCTGGATTACAAGCTTGGGCATCCCAGCGATAAGGTCGTTGATCTCGGCCTCAAGGCCAACGTCCTCCGGGCGGATCTGACAGACATGCTTCCAGGTGGCCGCAAGGTCACCGAATTCTACGAGAATACAGTCCCGGGACCACAGTACGGCCCGCTGGCACTCCCCGCAGCCGGCGCCTTTGCCGGTGGCCTGCTGCACTACTCGCGCGTCGTGCGCGGTCAGTTCGCCACCGAGGATCTCCGCAAAGCAGGCTCACGCCTCCTGCCGGATGTGAAGGCCCTGCGGACATGGGCTGGCACCAGCGGTAACAAGCTGGCATCCGTCGAAGGCCTGGCTCAGATATGGAAAGGTCTGGGCACACCCGGCAGAGGAGCGGCAATTGGTCTGGTGGCAGCCTTGCCCTTCCTGCCTGGAATGCTTGGTTCTCGCAAGACTGGCAACGAGTTGCGCGATGTCTATTCCGGATTGGACGCGGTTCCAATCCGAAGTGGACGCTGGTGGGAGCTGGGATCAACACCCTTTGAAGGTGCGCGGATCAAGGCATGGCGGCCTCACTGGAGCGTCCTGCACAAGAGCCGCGCGGAAGACATCTCGCTGTTCGGATCGGAAGAGGAGAAGTGGAAGCACAACCCGATCCTGCACCCTATCCGCTGGCTGAAGGACCCATATTACCTCGAAAAACTGCACTACGAGGACCGGCCGTACCCAGTGGCATCGCCGGCGTTTACCAATGTGCCGCTCATCGGCCCGTTGCTTGGCGCCACGATCGGCAAGCTGGTCAAGCCGACGATCAGAATGCACGAAGAGGATTGGGATGGCAAGGAGTACACCCTCTACTCGACACGCATCGAGCCCAAAGGTCCAGAGGCTCTTCCTCCGCCACTGCCGAAGGACGAATTCTCGATCGGCAACGCCCTCAAGAAGGAAGCGACGATCTTTGCCGAGTACACCGGCCTCTACGGCTTCATTGCCAAGAGTGGCTATCAGGGTCTGTTTCCCAACACCAACAGTCTGGGCAAAGAAGTCGACTATCAAGGATCTCGTCAGATCAGCAACTTCTCCCGTCGCTACTACGAGAAGGAGTTGGGCGCCGGCATTGGTCCGTCCCTCTCAGGCACAGAACACTTCGGCTATACAGAACCCTTCCGCCGCTTTGTCCAGCGTGAGAGCTTTTCTCCCCAGGCCAACGAAATCCCCAACACGGCTCCCAGCTGGCTCCCTGGAGACGACTATTACACCAACTTCCATGTCGGCGATCCCTTCATCAAGGTCGACCAGGGATTTGCCCGTCTGCCCGGCGCCGGTTATGCGGCGCTGCACCCAGATCTCAAAGACGTCGATCCAGAAGACTACCCCGACATCCACAAGATGGCCATCTTGGCCGACGTAGCTCCCTACTCGCGGGAGTACCACAACGTCAGGCAGCGTGTAGCCCAGCAAGCCAAGGGCAATACCGAGCTGGAGATCGAATACGAGAAGATCATGAACCGGGTCAAACAGACCCGTGAATCGATCATCCAGATGAACGACAGGCACTTCACCACCCCTGTCGATGAGATTTCCGGCACCGTCGATGAGGTTTCTCCCGGCGGAGTCATCCTCAAGGAGTTTCCCGGCCGGCGCTTCCAGTTCTCCTCCGTGGGCATGAGTGCGGCAGACCTGTCGGCGCGGATCCTCGGCGAGAACAACGACATGACCCGCAGCGAGGTGGCCCAGGAAGTGGACCGCCGCCGCGGCGCCATGCAGCAATATCTGGCCGATCATTTGGCCGAAGGCACCTCGATCCGAGCTGTTGTTCCGAAAGGATCTGCGAGCAATGCAGAGCAGATCCGGGCTGTCATCCTGGCCAATGGAGAGAACGTCAACCGGGAGCTGATCGACCAGGAGTTTGGTCAGTATCGTGAAGATCTCGGCGGGGCCGAAGCTCGTTCCATGCACGGCAAACTGGGGCGCGCCATCGGTGGCCTGGCCGAGGGTCTGGCCTTCCAGGGAGATTCCAGCGCATTGAATCCAATGCGGTATGTGCCATCGCCGGCCCACACCAAGTTCTGGCAGGAACGCACCCCCCTGGCCCAGTACATCAACAACGAGGTTGCAGGCACTAGGATGCGGCGTTGGGAGCGCCCGATCCACGACTTCCTCATGCCCTATGCCCGCGGTCTGGTCGAGCGCGTGACCGGCCAAACTGTGCTGCCTGGCGACGTTCAGAAACGCCGGGACCTCAACACTCTGGCCGACGTCATGACCTACCTGCGCGATCTGGATGGTCGTGCGTCAGGCTCCTATACTAATAAGGGACAGAGGACATCGATCGGCGCCAACCTGTTTGCTGCGCCGACATTTGTTGCTTCCACTCTTCCCGCTCGTGAATCCCACTACTTCCGTGAGTTTCTTGCCGAGACCGATCCGAGCAAGAGATCCCATATTCTGAAGGTTGCATCTCCAGAGATGCAACGCGCTTTGTCCGCCCAATGGGCAGTGCAGAAGTCCCGCATTGCCGAGGCGGAAGGCAAGGATCACGAGGAGATTGGCGAGGGCGGTCGGCTGTACGACGAAGCCGATGTTGAAGAGTTCGAGAAGGCTGACACCGGCCTCGACTACGGCAACTGGCTGCGTTCGAAAGAGATCGCGGACTTCTTCTCCCGGACTGGATTCGCTCTCCCTGAGCACGGCTCTGAAGCGTTTGATGAGGCTTTGGATTACCAGGATGTTGAGCTGAAGATAATCCAGCAGGAGGGGTATGACGCACACGACTTCAACATCTTTGACGACAGGGCCTCCCTCCTGTGGCGGAAGCCTTACATCGATGGAGCTGTTCGTGAATTGACCAGTGGGGATGATCGTTCTCCCGACCAGCTTCGGCGTGCGGTGGAGCAGATCATGCTGGTAGCTAACGACAAGAAGGCGGACGTTAGAACCTCCGTTCATGCAGGACATGTGAATCACACGAATGTTCGCGTGAGCGCCGATATAGATCAGACTGAAGACTTGCTGAGAGATATTCGCCGGAATCCAGAGGATTATCAGTGATGCAAGTAAACCGTTCCTATGTAGTCAAATGAGGCTTTGGTAGATCCCTGCCAACAGGGAGACTCGTAACATCCTCATCGGCCCCTGCCGGGCGGATCAAAACCTGGACTTCCACGCAAGCACACTCATCCTCGTGCTCCCCGCCTCGATTGGAAGCATCCGCCCGACCCCTCCCCTGTGACCCTTATGGACCCTCGTGACATCTTCAAGAACCTGAGCGGAGCTTATGGCTGGGCCGCAGAACGGCCTGGTCTGATGTTCGGCGCCAGCGCGGCCGCACTGGCGGCGCCCCTGTTCATGAAGAATGATGAACGCGGCTACTTCAAGACGTCCACCATGACGACGCCGGCAATTGTCGCCGCGGCCATGGTGGCGCCCCGCCTTATCCCTACGGCGGTCAGCGAAGGCAAGCGGCTTATCGATGTCGTCAAGCAGGTTCCCACCGACTACGGGTTCCGCGATGGGGTTTACCAGGCCGCCACCGGAGCAGTGAACATCGCCGAGCTGCGCAGCGCCTATGAAGAAGGCCGCATCTCGATCAACGAATATCTCGCCGGACAGAGCCGTTTCTATGCCGGCCTGCCTATCGAAGAGATCACCAGCAACCAGATCGAGCGTGAATTCTCCGCTCTGACATCTCATTTCAATCGCCTGTACGAAGATCCGACCAAGCATCGCCTCCTGGAGAACGCACTCTTTCACGCTCAACTGAAGCAGTCCGGCGCTGCCGACAAGCTGGGCTGGCAGGGCCTGACGGCCGTGGCGCCAACGATGACGGCGAACGAGATGAGCGATGTCATCGACGCCAACTCCAAGAACATCGATTGGATCAGGGAGATGAACTTCCGGCTCCGCGAGGCATCCGAGGCCAAAGTCGCTGGCGAAGGTGCGGTTGTTCCCCAACTCAAAGACCTGACGTCCGCCAATGCCGAGTTCATGACATCCGAAAGCTACGCGGGCCGTGGGCGCGCTTTGCTTGAAGAGCAACATGCTGCCCTGGCTCAAGAGATAGACGACCTGCTGAAGGACTCAGCCGCCGTCAAGCAGTACGGCTACCGCGCCGAGAACATCGAGGTCATCACTCTGCCCGCCGGCCGGAACCGACCGATCAATGAGATCGTTGGACTGCGTATCGACGGCGACCTGACCATCCCGGTCATCGACGGCAACGGCGGCATCAGACTGGGAAGTTCCTTCGAGAACTCCGGCGTCTCCCGGTTCTTCATGCAGCACGGTGGAGATGTCAGCGCCGATGTCTACGGCGTGCGCGGCCTGCGCTATGGAAAGGACTTCGTGCGCGACGAGCTGAGCCGTGCCCAGTTTGTCGTTGGCCGGGATCCCCTCAACGGGAATCACTTCCAGGTCGATGAAGCCGGGATCTCTCAGGCGACGCGCCGCCAGCAGCAGTTCTACAGCAACCAAGGTGTCTTTGCCGACATGCCGGGATCATTCCCCGTGGACGGTGAGGACCGCGGTGTTTGGAGTCGGATGCGCCCTGAGCGCAAGGTTGCCGAGATCACCCACCAGGTTGATTCCGGCGGCAAGATCCGGACCACGGGCGGCACTAAGATCGACACCCTGGAGCGGGAGGAGACCCGGCTCATCGAGCCCATGGGTGTTCACAACCGTGAGAAGGAAAGCCTGCGCATCAAGTCGATGAACAAGTCGATTTGGGCGGACGTGGCCGAAGGCCATGCGGGTTTCTCCGCGACGGATTACACCGATCTTCCGGAGTTTGGCGTTCACTCCCTCCAGATCACTCCCAGCCAACGCGCGCTGTTCGGCGACCTGCCGGAATGGAATCAGGTTGCCGAGGCGGGCTTCGATTCCAGGCTGGCACTTGAAGATTCAGCTCGATCCCTTTCGCTCGACATGGCTCTCAGCAAGATCGGCGCGAAGCAGCGGGCAGTTGGTTACATCGCAAAGGACGTGGGCGTAAACGAGATGATCGCCGCGGATATGTGGGACAGGCTCCTGCCTTTCCTGTCCAACCGGAAGAACTACGAAGCCATGCGCAACGTCGGGTACATCGGTGAAGGCGCACGCATCATGAAGAAGAACGTGGGCGCCGAGGCTGTGCGGCATGTGAATTACATCGTTCACGAGAACATGCTGTCCGAGGACCTCCTCAAGGGAGGGACGTTCGGGCGCGACCAGGTTCTCGGAATGAAGTACGGCACGTCCATGTTTGCTCAGGGCGACAGCAACCGCATCATCAACCACTCGGTCAACGAAGCAGACGGGACCATCCTTCTCCAGGTTGAAGAGCGCCTGGGCGTCCAGGGCATGAAGATCCACAACCTGGGCAAGCAGACGGTGAGCCGCGCACTCGAAGACGTCGAGATGGATCGGATAATCCGCGGCTTCAATAACTACTTCAGGGTCTCTGGCCAGGGCGGCGCCGTAGCCGACGAAGTCGACAGCGTGGTTCTGGAACAGTTCAACAGCGCCAAGGCGAACAATCCCCTGCAGATCCTCAACGACTCTCTGGGAGATACCTTCCGCCGGCTCGACGGCATTTACGGTGCAGGCAACAAACCGGCCTTCCTCACCGAGGCGAAGTTCTCCGGCCGCAGTCACCTGGATCGCCTGGCTGAACTGGGTTACTCCTACGAGAACGGCCGACTGATCACGCACACTGAAAACCTGCGCGATCTTCAAGGATCGGCCGCCGATTATACCCAGGCGGCTGACTACATCCGCGACCTCATGGATGAAGTCGGGGCGCGCATCAAGAGCAAGCAGATCGCTGGCGATCGGTTCATGGAAAGCTACATCGACTGGTCGTTTAAGCATGAGGATGGCACCTACCTCGAATACCTCATGCAGCGGGCGCTGCCTGAGTCCATGAGCGTGTCGGATCACATGGCGCTGAACCACGCATCCCGGGTTGGCATCACTCGTGATGCCCTTCAACAGATGTCCCTGGCCGGCGAGCATGAGACCGCGCGCGAGATCCTGAGCCGGCTCGAAACGGATGGCTCTACTGGAATGACCTGGGATTTCATGCAGCATACCGATCCCAGCGTGCATGACTTCTCGAAGCCATTTGGCGAGGCCAGCGTCTCGATCGAGGAAGCCGTTGGCGACAGCCTGATCGACAGGCTGGGCACTGCTGAAGGCCGGGTCATGAAGGTGACGGGTCCAGATGGCAAGGTCGGGATCAAATCGACCGTCTTCGATCCGACTCACGAGCTGGCGCAGAGGAACTACTCGATCAAAGCGAGTGTCGCCGGCAAGGACTACTTCATTCCGGTCCTTGGGCGCGAGGCATACGGCGGCAAGGCCAATGCTCACGACCTGATGGGCTACTCGGCAAACAAGTGGGAGAACGAGCTGCGCAACGTGCTGCAGACCGCCAACGATGTGAACGAGGGCTTCGGCGCCAAGGTTCCCTTCGATGACGTGCTCGCCAACTATGTTCAGAAGGTCCGGGAATCCTACGGCGTCGGCAAGGAAGGTGTTTGGAGAGCTCCGACGATTGATCCCTTGGGATTCGAGGGCAGGGCGACTGCGCGTGCATCAACGCTGCGCTATGCTGATGGGTCCGTCAACCCCTTCGAAATCGGGGTTGGCAAAGAATACCTGGACCTGATGTCCAAGGAACACGCCGAGATCCTGCGCGGCGGCGGCCGCGTGCAGGCTGTTTCAGTTCGTCATCCGATTAACGCCGTGGTTATGGCCGAGGTGCGCTACGATCCGAATCTCAACGGATCATGGCAGGTTGGCGCCGATCCGGTGATGCAGCGCATGATGCGCATGGACGCCGACGGCGACCGGCTGTCGTTCCACATGGCAAACACCCAGGCCGTGAAGTGGGCAGAGGACGTCGCCGATCCGGCTGGTCTCCAAGGTGAGCGCGCGGCAGAGTATGCCCGCTGGCAAAGGTTCTCAGAACAGATCAACAATCCGGAAAGTCTGCAAGGCAGGCTCGGAGCCTTCCGCCGCGTCTTTGAAGGCGACGAATTGAACCCTCGTGAATACGTGAAGGGTTCGATGACGGATGTCTTCTCCAACGTCAGGAAATTCGCGGGAAGAGATCTCCGCAAAGCGATCCAGGCTCGCACCGCAGCGGCCGATGTGGGCATGCTGTCGAACACCTTCGACTTGCTCGAAACCTCGATGGCCCACAACGATCTCTTCCGCGATCCGTTCGAGAAGCTGATCACCCATGAGTTCTCCTACGACATCGTGCGCGAGGCATCGATCGCCGCGGCAAAGCTGAAGGGCGGCGGCGCGTACCAGGATCTGACCACACTGATGGCATGGAACAACTCTCTTCGCTCGGCGCTTAACGATCGCAGCGAAAAAGGCATGAACCGGTTCATCACCGCCATGACGGAGGGCGCACAGAACTTCGGCAAAGAGATCGCGGTCAACGATGCCCAGAAGGCATTCTTCAAGATTGCCGACGAGACCGCAGAGATCAATCCGTACCTTGAGTTCGCGCAGCAACGGCGCGACCTGCTGGAGAAACTGTGGCGAGGCCACGACTCCAAGGTCAGCGAGATCCAGCAGATCATGACCGTGACTGGCGAGAATGCTGCGAAGTACGCCAGGCGCGACATCGTCACCCTGTTCAACAATCAGGTGCCTGCAGTACAGGCATTTGCCCACCGTGGCGCCAGTGACTACTCGGCTGCCGCTCTGGGTGCGGAGAACGCCCGTACGGCCGCCGGAAAGTTCGCTCAGAAGACAGGCCAAGCCGCCGAGGGCGTCTTCAACCAGGCAACTCGCTCTGTCGAAGAGGTCGTGCAGGCGGCGCGCGGGACCGGCGCAATGAAGGCACTCGGCGTTGGAGCGGCCGTCGCGGTTGGAGCTGGCATCTTGTTCGGCTCCTTGCGCAGTCCTCGAAACGGGCAGGCATTGGCTCCCTCCGGGAACCGTTTCCGCCCGGAAGAGAAGATCGGCGTGGATGGCCATGTTCCAGGAGAACCTGAGACCGGGGTTATGGCGCCTGCCAACCCTCCTCGTAGAATCAGGCCCGCTCAAGGCGGCGTACGCACCGCGGTCGTTGCGCCGATCGGCCGCACGACGGAGCTTGAAGTCCACATGCAGGCGGATGATCGCGGAAGGGCTGCAGAAGCCTCGAAGATAGCGACCCGTCTGGCAGCTCCAGCGGGCAACTCCCACGTCTCGATCACCTACCGCGACACTACGCGCCTTGACAGCTTGCGGACCAAAGAACGGATCCGCGAGGCAATGGACGAGAGATAACCATGAGCGTCATCACCACCGAAAAGGATTACAGCACGAACAACCCACTCGACGCGGGCTACTTCCGCGTCGGGTTTGTCACCCTGCAGATTCCACCGCAGGACATTGTGACCTCGCGTGTTGTGAACAACGAGAAGATCACGCCTCTCCGTGGCATGAACGAGATGTTCCAGAAGACGGGGCAAGCTCGCTGGGATGTGACCGTGAGCTGGACGGCCCTGTTGAATGACACCAGTCAGGTCACCAGGTATCAGCAGTGGGAAGACCTTCGCAATATGGTCGCCATCTTCAAGGCTGCTCCTTTCGTGGAGGTGGAGTCTCCGCACCTGCGCCAGATGCTGGCTGCTCATGATCCGGAGTTCTCCACCAGACGCCTCTCGATGGGCCTCCGCCAGCTTCGCGTCGACAACCATCCCGATGTCATCGACGCACTCAAGGTCACCCTGACGATGACCTACTTCAACTGCCTGCCCTATACCCAGGACTTCGGATACCAGGGTGATTCCGGACAGAGTGTCAGTGCTTACCAGTCACAGAAGTTCAAGAAGTACATTTCTCAGTGGCGCCAGATCAACATGGAGCGGGCCTTCCGCTATCCAGGAGACCCGATCTGCCCCTTGTGGCTGGCCCAGAATCCTGGCGAGCTGGCTCTCAAGTGGAGGACCTACCTTCCAATCCAATCTGGGCAAGTGCCGGACTACGCCGGTCAGCTCAACGCACCGGCGACCATCGGCGGAACGGTTGTGCCATCCACAGTGACGCCGAAGGCTCCGAAGGGGAAGGTTGCGCTTCCGCCTGCAATCGCTCAGCTCATTCAGCAGATCGCACCGCAGTTTGGTCTTGACCCTGCAATAATGCAAGGAATCTGCTGGTACGAAAGCAAAGGCAATCCCAACGCCAAGAGTCCGAACTCGACTGCCACAGGTCTCTTTCAACTGCTCAATGGAACTGCAAAGGCCATGGGAGTCACAAACTCCTATGACCCGACCCAGAATACAACCGGGGCCTGCAAACTCATGTCCCAGCTGTATCGTCAGTTCGGATCGTACGAGCTTGCCATAGCTGCTTACAATGCAGGATCTGCTTACGTCAAGTGCTATCTAAACGGAACCAGTCAGACCTTGAAAAGTGGTGTAGTTATCAATCCAGGCAAGCAGATGACAGGCGGGATTCCTCCAGCGGGTGTTCCTGCAGGCGAGAACGTGCCGAAGTACATCTCGACGGTCATGAGTATCGCGCAGTCCTCGTTTGGCTATAACGGCACCGCCACATCTACAACCCCAACCGTAGCGCCCAGCCCTGCGCCGGCAACGAATGCGACGACACCGGCCAACTCAGGGTCAAACCCGACAACTACGACCAGTTCGAGCACCGAAGCTGCCTTTGAAGCACAGGTAACCAATCTTGTGGCTCAAGGCTGGAGTGTTGATCACCGGGCCGATCCTGGTGGGGTTGGCGTTCTCTTCCTGTACAAGGAGAACGAACTCCGGGTTGCCCCTCAAGACTCCAATTCAGGAGGTGTGCAGCCGGGCCTCTGGCCGGAAGGCATTTCGGTTCTCTTCGTCAACAACCTCGCGCAGATCCCGCTGGCTGGCTTCCAGTATCCGACCTACCAGCACGTCGGGCCCTGCAGCTCTCTTGTGCAGGTGTCATTCGGTTCCCAGGGGACGCGCGACAATCCGAACACGGACGAGCCGATCCACAACGGTTTGATGACCCTGACCTCGATGGCTCATATGCTGGAACAGCAGTACCAGCGCCTGCGCACGCAATTCCGTTCGATCGCTTCGGTTCACAGGATGCACGCGGTCTACGTCGAAAACCAGGTTCTCAATATGCTCGGGATCTTCGGGCTGATGCTGGACCAGGTGACCACCGAGACTGTGCCTGATTCCTCGGACATGGCGATGGCCCAGCTCACGGCCTGCCAGTACGAGAACAAGTTCGAAGAACTCACCTCCTACAAAGTCAATGCGATTGATGGTGTCTACATGACTGCCCTGCAACAGACCGTGTTGCAGGGAGACACGCTTGCCCAGGCGGCAACGGCGGCGGCGCCTGACGAGAGGGCACTGATGGGTGCGGCCTTCACCTATCGCCAGCACATGGCCAGCTCCGACGAGAACGACATGAGCGCCCAGCTTCTCAATGCAGCCGAAAAACCCTCCGACTCGTCGCCCTTCGGATTCATGAACGGAGCCCAGTCCTTCTTTGTCAGCGAAACAGATGCGGATGCGTTGACGAACGAGTTCATGGAAAAGTCTTCCAGTTACCCGGTCGCCGCGGCACGCGTGAAGCAGCTTCAGCAGTCGGGCAATACAACGCAGTGGACGATGGCCGATTACCTGATGTTCAAGTCCTGCGCTTATGACGCGGCGGGAACTGGCGCCATCACATCACTCGTGTCGAGCATCGATCAGGGTCTGGCGGCCGACACCGATCTGAGCCGGCAGAAGATGGTCAGCGATGTGTACTCGCGGCTCTTCCCCTACTTCGCGGAGAACGATCCAAGCCTGCGCAACGCCCTGAACCAGATCATGCAGAGCCCAACGCTTGGCGCGAGCATCAAGAACTCCGTCTCTGCGAGCGACCCAGCCCTTTCGAATGCCGATCATGGGGCCTACCGGGACATGGGCCTGAACAGTCAGGTTCTCGACGGCGAAGACTTCAACCCCGGGATGTACTTCACCAGCGACAAGACGACCTACCTGGCCAAGACGAGGACAGCCCTCGGGAACATCACAGCGCAGATTGCCTCAGGTTCAAGCCAACTGAACAGCGACAGCAACGGATACCAGGTTCCTGCGGGAACGATTCCTCTGTCCACGACGACCTCGATTCCCGGCAACATGGACTCGATCATGAAGATGATCAATGTTCCGGGTTACAGCATGACCGAGGCATTCCCGACCTTCAAGCTGTTCTTCATGGAAGACGCCAACAGCGGCATCTATTACGCATTCGACAACTTCTACAGCTACAGTGCGGTGATCGACATCGAAGTGCAGCGGCCAACCAACAAGCCGGCGACCCTCCGCATGAAGCTGATGAATCTCACTCACCTGTTGAGCCACAAGCTCTATGATGCTTCGCTGGCCGGCAAGTGGGAGGCATCGCTCGACAGATTCGCCATCAACACAGGTGGCACGGCCGCGGCCACAGGCTCGGATGTTCCCACCAAAGGATTCGTCGGCCGGAACGGCATCGGAGGCGCGCCCTATCAGATCATGGGCAAGGACAACACCGAAGGCTACGCCGGCGGCGACATGTCCAACCGCAGGATTCCGCTCCAATACTTTCCTCTTCAGACCGGCAGTAAGATCCAGCTTCGCGTGGGGTTCTCCAACAATCCGGACAAACTGACACCTGTCTTCTGTGGCGAGGTCACCGAGATCGAGGGCAACGAGATCCTGACCGTCACTGCTCAGAGCTACTTGCTTGAGCTTGCGTCCTTGAGCAGTGACAAGATGAACTCGAACTCCTGGTTCCAGCTCGGATCGCTGCTTCAGAACACGGTCAACATCCTGATTCCGGGATCGGGTGGTGGCATGTCCAAAGGGCCTGCCTACGGAGGCGTCACCATCTTCGGCGATGCCGGCGATGTGGGCACGGTGATCTGGATGATGCTCAAGAACTCCGGGGCCAAGCACTTCGGTCACTGGCAGGTAAACAGTCCTGCCAATTCCTTGCTCAAGGGCTTTTCATGGAAGGAACTGGCCGCCGCGCCGGCCGCCGGCGCCGCCAGTGTTGCCGGGATGGACAACGTGGCCACCGCGCTTCAGAACGTCTACGACCGGTGCGACGAGAACATCATGGTCGATACGGCCGTTCAGTATGATGGGACGTCGGTCAGCACGGACCCCAAGACGCACTCTCAATCCCGGAGCTGGATGGATCAGAGGAAGTATCCCTGGGCGCCGGCATCCTACTATGTCGATTCCAAGACCACGTTGACGGTGTGGGAACTCATTCAGGACATCGCCAGGCGGTATCCGGAATACTTGCTGCTCGAGAAGTGGTACGGTTTCCCTTACAGCTGTGACGCGACCCTGGTCTTTGGGCATCCCTTCGACTGGTACACGGCGCGACCTCAGATGCTCGGCGACACGGAACGTGTGCGCGCGCTGAACCAGAACAACGCGGCTTACACGCAGTGGTGGAATGCAAGCGGCAAACAGATGTTCCTCGATGTCATGGGGGACGGCACCATGCCTGTCACCGTGGCTCTCTACAAGAACCAGCTGCTCCAACAAGCCGGCGCGAGTCCGTCTGGGCTCGCCGCGGCCCTTCAGTCGCTGTTGACGATCGCTGTGGATGGTGTCGATACGGGTTCACAGACTGCCAACGATTGGCTGGCTCTTCCTGGCAAGCTCATCTACACCATCATTCCCGGAGAAAGAGAGGCTCTTCGGAATCTCCAGAAGAAGATCAACGCGGTGCAGAGCGCGTACTACGCTTCCATCCTGGCGGGGGATCAGAAGTCGACCGACTTCCTGAAGCCGGTGCGTCGCTACCACTTCATCGACCATCAGTCCATCGTGCATAACGGGATGAGGGTCAACGACAAGATCTACAACTGCATCCGCATCGGCGATCCGGAGAAGAACGGCAAGACCTATCCCATCCTGGCCAACGCCAGCATTCCCCCCAACCATGTGCGCGCGCTCGATGTCACAGACCAGATCAACGATCCCAAGCAGAATGTGATCGACCAATCCCTTTCCGGCAACACCGGGCTGATCATGGCCTACGGCCAGAGCTTCCTCCGGGAGGAACTGGGCAAGATGTACAGGGGCGAGATTGTGCTGCGCTGCATTCCTGAGATCGAACCGCAGGATGTTCTTCTCATTACCGATCCGTCCACGGGAATGGTCGGGCCGGTTGAGGTCGAGACCGTCACCCACGTCATGAATCTGGAATCGGGATTCATCACCATCATCAAGCCACGCGCGGTCATCACGATCAACGAAGCTGCATCGGCCAACTTCTTCCGAATGCTGATGATGGCTATGGGAACCGTGATCCCAGAGATCCACCGTCTGAGCAATCTCTCCGTCTACTCATGGATGGAAGGAGCAGCCGTCGCCACAACCACGGCGGTCGGCGCCGGTGCGGTGGTGGCCGGATTGAGCTACGCAGGCGGCGCAGTGGCCACAGCAGCGGAAGGCACCGGCCTGGTGGCCCTCGCTGCAGGTGCAACTACTGAGTGGGCGGCTGCCGGCGCGGCCTTCCTTTGTGGCCCTCCGGGTTGGATCATCCTGGGCCTCTGCGCGATCGCGGCGGTCGGCGCCGCCGTCTGGTGGTTCACCGACAGCACAGCCAAGCTGAACCCCGTCGTGATCTGCCCTTGCACCAAGTTCGGACGGCCGTGGGTCGGCGGCATCGAAGGCTGGTCCATCAATGACCTGGTGGGCGTGGTGAACAACAAGGCAATGCAGTTTGTGGCCGACGAGATATTCCCGCTGATCGACGCCTGGAAGGCATTTCACGGCTACCCGACTCAGATTCCGCCCACTCCTCAGCCCTCCTGGGGCCTGTCTGCTCCATAA